AGAGCGGGGTATAGACCAAGACACCGCAGCAAAGCAGTGTGGCTTAACTAGCCCTCGCTGGAAGATGTTCGAGGCAGAGCGGGCCATCCCAAGCCAGGATGAAGTCGAGCGTATCTGCCGATGGGCATTCGAGGGTATAAATTTCTGGAGCTACCCCCTTTCCCAGGAAAAAAGAAAGAGGCAGATATCCAAGGGTGACGGATGGAAAAGCCACAAATACCATGTCCCAAAAGAAACTGATATCCGCATCGTGCGAGCAGCCAACCGCCTAGGGGTATCAATCTCAGCACTGACGCAGCTCGCAGTTGAGTCCTTCCTGTCCGGCGAGGGGGTTCTCTCCACCTACGAAGAGGCTGCTCATCGAATCGAGCGAGCAAGAATAGTGGACCGCGTGAATGAAGACCCCTATCTGGCAAGCTTTCTGTCGGGGGATTTAGATATGGCAATCAAGCTAGGGGCTCAACTAAAGGAGCCACCGAAAAAAGAAACGCGGCAATCACCCGCCGAACGATTACTGGAGAAGTTTAATGTACGCGATAAAGAAGAGGAATGGGAAATATTATCTTGACCTGAACCCCGAACACAAATATCACTTTACCCGAGGAACGCGACAATGCCTGACATATTAAAACTCTTTGAGTCTCCACCCGAGAACCAAGCCTTTACGATTCATACTCAATCAAGCCTTAACTGCTACATGAAATGCCCGAAGCTCTACGAATACAGGTATGAGCTACACTACCGAACCGCCGCCGATATCCCCGCGCTCCTGATAGGAACCGCAGTCCATGTGGGCATCGAGTGGTTCTGGAAGGGGGCCAGCTACCATGCGGCCATGGTCAAAGTCTGCGAATACCTGGGGAAGGAGCCCTATTTCAGTGGCGATGGTAAAGTAGATGCCGCCAGGATCTCCGCTTATATCAAAGGATACTACCAGCGCTGGACTAAGGACAGAGAGAATTACGTAGTTATAGGGGTAGAGCTTACGTTCTACGCCTTTGGGGGCAGAGCAGGCAAGCTCGACGTTCTGGTCCGTCGAAAATCAGACGGGCAACTAATCATCATCGAGCACAAAACGGCTGGCCCGTACTCCAAGGCTGATGAGGCTGGCTCTGCATACTGGCAGAAGCTACCGATGGACACCCAGGTCTGCTTCTACGTCGATGCTGTTGCAGACATCACAGGGGAAACCCCTCTTATAATGTACGATGTCATCCTTAAGACTCGCTCCTCCCCATTAAAGAGCAAGGCAAGAAAGAAAAAGGATGAGACTGACGCAGAGTTTCTTGCCCGGAAGAATGCAGACCATGAAACTCTCGCGCAATATCGAGCGAGAGTAATGGAGCTTTATTCTGCCGAATGCAAAGTCAGATATTTCCGCAATATAATCCACCTAACGGCAGAGGAAATAGCTCTTAAGAACGAAGAGCTTTCAGTCATCGCCAACCAAATACAGGACAATGAAGACGAAGATGGCAAGGCTAAAGCCAGATATAGAAATACCTCCAGTTGCAATGGCTACGGTAGCACTTGCGAATTCATAGGGGTTTGTGTGGGCATCGAGCAGCTTGATGACCCGAAGTTTATGAAAAAAGAAACAGCTCACGAAGAGCTAAAAGAGGAAACACCATGAAAGATATTGACACTTATATCAGTAGAGGAACTGAGCTAACCAGTCATCTCGGCGTTTGTTATTACCAACCCGGCAATGGCACCCGTTATGACCTGCTTTACGGGCACACCCCAAACCTAGAAGACATGGACGGACCACACCAGTTCTTCTGCACTTGGCTAGAGGGGGCCAGCGGGAGAACGGTTAAGCACAACATTGGGGGCTACTGCCACTGGACCTATACGAAAGAGAAGATGCGATTAAATAGCCACGAAGACGCCAAGGCTATTTCGCATTTTATTAATTCATTAAATTGCAAAAATTATCTTGATGATTTCTCGGAGACTTCAATTAATGAGGTTCTCCCCCGAGGTATAAAAGAGGGGGCTGTACAATGAGTGGTTGGGACGAAGATAACATTGACGAACTAACAGGCATAATTAAAAGCGGCATTGATTCTATTAGCGGCTCCCTTGAAGAAATGGGGGGCGCATTCGCCCTACTTAATCACCGAGTTCTCAGATTTGAAGATCAAGTAGAAAGGATGGCACACGCATTAGGCACCATCGCGGAGTCGGAGAGCATGTCGTTTTTGGCTGATGAGCTACATAAAATCTTTGAGCCAATAGGCAATCTCCACATGAGTATAGCTGATGACATAGCAAAGATTGCCAATGAGATGGGGGAAGAAAATGAGTGAATGGGAACTAAAGAAACACAAGCGAAAGATACTCCCACCGAGAACCATTATCTATGGTGAGCCGAAGGTAGGGAAGACAACATTCGGGTGCTCTGCCCCCAAGGGAGTCCTTATCCCAACAGAGGATGGAGCCGCCGGGATGGATGTTATGCAGCTACCCTCCAGCAGGGTATGTACCACCTGGGATGACGTACTCAAAGCAGTGGCAACCCTCGTTAAGGAGGAGCATGACCGAGAGTGGGTGATCATAGATACCATCAATGGAGTCACCGACCTCTGCGCTCAATACATTTGCGACCGAGATTTCGATGGGAACTGGGAAGCAAAGAAGGGCAAGGATGGGTACAATGCTTTCGCCAGGGGGGACAAGGCGATGGCCCAGGAGTTCAAGCGGCTCATCAATGGGCTAGACATGCTCCGCAACAAGAAGGGCATGGGCTGTATTTTATTGGCTCATCAAGGGCTACACCGAAGCGGCAATGCTCTTGGCGATGACTTCCTGAAGTTTGCTGCCGACATAAACAAACATGCCTGGAGCTTACTGCTTGGATGGGCAGACCACATTGGCCACGCTTGCAGGGACTTCATGGTTCAAACTCAGCAAGGGAAAGAGGGCAAGGGCAAAGCCATCCAAAGGAACGAAACCCGATGGTTGGTTTTTGAAGGGGGGCCTGGTCGAGATGCTGGCGCTAGAGCTGGCTACGAGATGCCGAACCGTATTACTTTAATGTGGAGCGATTACGCCGATATTATTTCTGGCTACGCCACAAAACCAAAGTCCCCCCCAGGAAGATACTAGAGGAGACATGACATGGTAGTATTAAATTTTAATGCAGATGATGCTGGTGATAAAATAGAAGTCCCGACTGGGGTTTATGATTTCCGTATAGTGGACATGGAGCCGCGCAAATTCGGGACCGGAACCGAAGGGGTGACTGCGACTTTAGATGTCTTCTTGGACAGCAGGGTAATTAAAGTATGGGAAAATATGTACTATACTAAGAAAGCTCTGTGGAAACTCAAGGACTTATGCGCTGCTGTTGGTGTAGTGTTTAAGACTGGACTTGACACCGAAGAGCTGATCGGCAAATCTGGCTCTGCATACTTCGGAAGAGAAAAAGGCGATAAGTTTCTGAAGGTAATGGAATTTATCGAGAGTACATCGAAGCCTGGTAAGGCCAACCCCCCATCCATACCGGACGAAGACGTACCGTTCTAAGGTTATAAGGTTGGGAGTGGGGCAATCTCCTCCAAGGGGCCAGTTAGAGTTCGGTTAGTCGTGTTTCCTCGCTCGCTGGTGTCTCACTCCCTCCATTAACACGACGCTATCTCGGCAGGTGGGGGCCATGGGTCAGATAACTATTCCATTAGAAATTCTGTACACCATTAAAGAGCCCACAACTCTGAGGTTCTTCCTCTGGTGCCTCGTTCAAGCTCAGACAACAGAGATCTCCATCGTCATTCGAGGGAAGGAGTTAGTTCTTTTCCCTGGGCAGTTTATATTCAACAGGAGAAAGGCAACCATCGAGCTGGAGGACTACGGATTGACTGAGAGGAAAATAAGAACAGCACTTTCTCGGTGTATAGCGTCCCAACAAGTGTCCCAAAAAACGTCCCAAAAAATAATAGTCATAACAGTAGAGAATTTCAGCACTTACGAGATAGCTACAGGAGCAACCGTCCCAATAAACGTCCCAATAAACGTCCCAAAGCGAACAAATAAAACTGGAAAAACTAAAGACTCTAGTTTAATAAGAAACCCAAGAAACACAGGGAACACGAAAAACACAGATAAACACCCCCTTCTTAGGGAACCTATCACCGAAATATTCGCCCACTATCGCAAGACATTCCCTACTTTTGGCCGAACGGTTAGACCAGGCCATAAGGATTGGGCCATGATTGGCGACCGGGTTGTAGATGGGTATTCAATTCAGGATTGCATCTCCGCAATCAATGGAAACTCAGTTGACGATTGGTACATAACTAAATCGTATCATAGCCTCAGATATATATTTCGCGACACCGCGATAATGGATAAATTTATTTTGACCTGGCAGAAGTACCACCGGCCAGTCGTATCAGACAAAGCAAAACGCGGTATCCAAGCAGCACATTCTTGGGCTAACCGGCAGGAGGAAACACATGGACAATGAAGACAGAGCAGAATTCGCACTGGTGATGCAGACACTATCAGCAGTATTCGACAAGGAGGCCACTGAGGATGTCATACAGGCATATTGGATGGGGCTTAATGATTTGCCATTGGGTGACGTTAAACGCGGCGCTGAGACGGCCCTGAAGCGGTCAGAATGGATGCCTCGCCCTGCTCACCTACGGAAGATGGCCGGTGACGTGGAACCGGACCACCGAGCGGCCATTGCTTGGCAAGCAATACGTCAGGCCCTTAGCCAACACGGGACATATCAGAGTGTTGACTTCGATGATCCGGTCATCAACGCGACTATCAGAAACATGGGAGGGTGGGTAGCGCTAGGCCAGAAGAAGGGAGAGGACTTCGAGGTATGGACACGCAAGGAGTTCGAGAGAATCTACCAAGCAATCTACGCCACCGGGGTGACGGATGAGGCAGCGGCCTATCTCGTCGGCATAACGGAGTACGAGAACCAAGGTAAGCACGAAGTCCTACCCCCGAAGAAGGTGGTCATCAGCCTACCGGCCCCGAACGTGAGGCGACTGTCTTCCGGCAAACTCCCCGAACTGATACCTAGTGATATTGTGGCGCAGGCTTTTCAATTGTCGATAATGGGAGGGGGCAAGGATGCCTGAGAAAAAATCAATCACTGAGCAAATAATGGAATCTAGCCTTGGCGCTTTCTGGAGAAATTCAGAGGAAGAAGTGAGCGCAATGGTTGAGGCAATGGAACTTGTCGAGGAGGATGATGAGGATGCCAGCGAAGTCAACGATAATCGATGAGGTAAGAAAGTCAGGCCGGACCATTGTTGCATCTGTCAGTGGGGGCAAGGACTCGACTGCAATGGTGTTGTATCTGAAGGAACAGGAGATAGAACGGACAAACGAAGTCCATTATGTGTTTGCGAATACCATGTGGGAAGCGCCCGAAACTTACGACTACATCGAGAATGTGCTTAAGCCATTATGTGGGGAGAACTTCGTGGAAGTGGGCTACCCAGGAGGGCTCCCGGCACTGGTCCGGTTTAAGGGCGCTTTCCCCTGGAGGCGTGGACGCTTCTGCACGGAGAGCCTGAAAACCAAGCCAATAGCAAAATGGATCAGAGAACTGGAGCTTCCACCGGACAAGCTCTGCATTAACTCGGTGGGGATACGTGCAGCAGAGAGCAAAGCTCGTAGTCAGATGTTAGAGTGGGAGCCCGGTAGCGTCCTGGCCAAGAATCTGGTCGAGTTAACATGGAGGCCATTAATCCACTACACGGTTGAGGATGTTGTAGAGCTGCACTCCAGGGCAGGGATCCCTCCTTGCAGCCTTTACCTACAGGAGACAGGGGTAAAGAGGATTGGTTGCTTCCCATGTATTCTTAGCAGCAAGTCTGAGCTGAAGAAAATCGCTACGGAATACCCTGAGATTATCGATAAGATTAGAGTTCTGGAAAAAGAGGTCGCGGAAATAGCGGAAGAACAAAGACCTGACAGGCCAAACAAAACGCCACCCACTTTCTTTCAAGCGAAGACTGGAGGGGGTGGGGAGTGCTGGCCAATAGACAAGGTAGCTGCCTGGGCTCAGACGTCCAACCATGGTTCTGGAAGAGGCTATCAGTTCGACCTGTTTGGCGCAGAGCCAGAGGAGGCAGGGTGCCAGATGTGGGGGCTCTGCGAGCATGAGGTTGATGTATGAAGAAGAAGCCAAGGGTGAGGATAAACGCCAAACGCAAGGGCAATCGGAACGAACGGAGAACAAAGAAGCTCCTAGAAGCAACAGGTTATCGAGGGGTCAAGTCCGGGGGTTCACTCGGAGAGTTCGATTTGGTAATGTTGGGGCCTGGGTCGGTCCGATTGATACAGGTGAAGAGCAATCGAAGGCCCCCACCGGCGGAGCGGGAAGCTATTGCTGAGTTCCCAATTAAGACGGGTGACACGCTGACAGTGAGTAAGGAAATATGGGTCTGGAAGGATCGAATACGGGAGCCTTTGATTGAGATTGTAAAGTAATGGAGGAAGTTATGGCTGATTTTTTAGCTACTGTCTTGGGGGTAGGAGTTACGGCAATTTTAATAGGTATGCTGCGTCACTGGCTTAAACAGCGAGAGTTCCAGCGGAGGATTGCTTCAGCAACGAAGCGTTATAATTTGGTAAATAAATAGTTTCACGTGAAACGATGGGGGGCGAGATGGGCGATTTGAGGAAGAACTTTAGTTCGGAGGAGTTTGCGTGTAAATGCGGGTGTGGTCTGAAGTTCCAAATCGATGAGGCTCTTCTCGACCTCCTTCAATTTGCGCGAGATGGGTTGGGTG